ATTAAATGACTAGGAAGATTGAGAGCCCAGTGGTTTTAATAAACCACTGGCGCTGGCTCGAGGCCAATGGTTACAAGAAGGAAGCAGCAAGCTGCAAGCAACAAGCAGCAAGCTTGACAAGAAAACAATATAGGATTATAAAGGAGTATGAAAACAAACGAAGCACTTAAAATAATAGGCGGCAGCCTGAGCAAACCGTCGAAGATGCCGGGCTGGTCGATAGGTTTACCTGCCAAAGAATGCAAGACTGGCGGCAAGCTCCAACACGTGC